AACCTGCGGCCAGAACTTGCATCATGGCGGGAGAGAATTTGAGCGGTAACGGCTTGAACCCAGCCGCCTTATAAATCAGATCGTCATATCTAATGGTGCGAACTCCGGCTTTTTTGAAAGCGTCAGCCAGTTCTTTTTTCGCTCTTCCGGTGGTGATCTCAAGTTGCTCCAGAGCATGTTCGTAAATCGCTCCGGAGTCAGTCAGTCTGGCCATTTGCCAAGCGGCTGTTCGGGATAAATACGGAAGTCGTGCCAAGCGTCGAGCGATATCTTCGATTACCGACGTTTGATATTTTTCAAAGAGAATAACTACCGCATCTGGGAGAACGTTCAGCTGGTCAAACTCGATCATTTCACCTTTTCTCTTTGACCGGAATTTCTTTGGAGTTTTCTACAATCTCTGGAATAGTTGGATATTTGGTTCCTGGCCCGGCTTTGTCAATTTTCAACTCCGGAGGGTCAGCTCCATTTATCCAAAGAGCTCGATAAAATTGACCATCATCGAGCTCGATTGCAAACACTATTCCGTTCTTGCGATCTCGAACAAATTCAACTTGTTTTATGGCGTAATTATTTCTAATCCACCACTCAACGTCATAATGATCAAGAGGAAGACCAGCGGCTCTTTTGGCTATAAAGCCGAGCTTCTCCACATCGTCTTCGGTGAATTCCCCAATGGGATTTTCAGACTCAATAATAGCTGGCATTTTTTCTCCCGCTGTTCAATTCATCTGCTAAGTAATTTCAAGTGAAGCATGGTTGGTTTGATCGCCGTTATTTCAAAGCGTGAACCTCTCAATTTTATCTCTTCCCCTTTTGCGAAACATTTACCGTGAAGAGGATATTCGCTTCGGAGTTCTTGAAGTTCTTTTTCGTCTTCAAACGAGATCAACTTTCCATCGCCATCGTCCATAAATTCTTCTTTTTGAGCGTCCATAAAACTCTCCTTTTCCATGCGAAATAATCGCATAAAAAATACTGCTTGGTTTTTTATTATACGCTTCTAAAACAGCAATCTAATGTTTTGGCATAATGAAAGCACCCAAAGTCATATCCTCGTGATCTTCGATTGTGAGTGTAATTTCATCGGTCACGCCTTCCTCCGTGTTGTAAATTTCTGGGGGAAACGGACCAATAAGCCAATTCTCTCCGGCTGGCACATCAACGACCAATTCGTCAATATCCAGTCCGTCCACTTTCCCCGGGGTTGCGACGGTAACTTCACAAGCCCCAGCGGAGCCGTTCAGGAAATAAACTGCCATTCGTCCTGAGTTTGGAATTGTGTGTCCGTCTTCGTTTGCCGCTTCGGCTGTAAATTCGGCTCCGTCCCTACTTACTGGTTGAACTGTTATAGCTGTGGTTCCCATCTTTTTTTCTCCTTATCCCATATCGATTATTTCGAATGGGAAAACTTTGAGTGGGTGATCTTCATTTTTTTTTGCTTTCCTTAGAGATGAAAAGCGGCAATCGTGATCGTTGTGACGCTACTAAAGTTTATATCCACGGTGTCGTCTGATTGATTGTAATAAGCTGGAGGAAACTCGCCTATCATTCGCTCCTCGCCCGCTGGCACCGCCACGACCAGATCGCTTATTGCTAAGTCATCCACTGTGCCGGGTGTCACGGCGGTGACATTGATCGAGCTCCCAGAGCCGTTTTTTACATGAATAAACATTCGACCATTATTTGAAATCTGCTCTCCGTCGGCGTTTGCGGCCTCGTAAGTTGGCTCAATTCCAGTTCGTACAATTTCTTGGACTGTCAATACTGTTCTTGCCATTAGGCGTTTACCTCCTGTTCGTCACTGAACATGCTCTGACTTTGTTTTTTGCTTTCAGCCAAAACGATATTGATCTTTTCCGTGGCCGTCTTTTCGTCTTCGTTGAAATTCCGCATTCTGAACTCAACCCGACCTATAATTCTATCCAGTAAGCGAAGATCTTGCTGAAATTGAGTGTCCTTGTCCACAATAATTGAATCGTCAAATCGATATACTGGAGTGATCTTTCCCTTCGGGCTCAAATTTGATAAAGTAGCCCACGTGTCCATTGCTTCGAAGAGCTGATCCAAGGCCTTTGCAATCGCCTTTTGAGTATCGGCAATAGTGGCGGCTGTTCGCTGTTTGCTGATTTTAATTTCGGTGGCTGTTTTATCCACCGTGTTCGGGTCTGATAAAGTTCCTGAGGCTAGGCCACAAGTGAATTCAATTCGTTTCAAAATCGAGTCCAGCCCTTCTGAGAGTTCGCCTATTCGAATCTCTGGAGTCCAATCTTCGAACAGATCGCTTTCCTCTGTGCCGCTTTCCAGAGTTCGTATAAGTCGCTTGTTTGGCAGGCGTGGCTTGCCTTCCTCGTCCCTGGCGAAAGCAAGTTCATCAACATAAAGAGCTCTTTCGCCTGATTCCATTTCCCAGAGAATTCTCGACCATTGTTTATCAGCTTCTTTTATCAAGTCGGTAGCCCGGGAATAACAGGAAACTCCCAACGGCGAGAGTGGGTCAATGTTATTGGCCATTGAATATTTGAAATAGGCGAAGAGCGGTATCTCCACATTTTTGATAATAGCCGACTCCGCTAAACCTACCCAATCATCGATAGAGTTCAATAAAACTGCTTCTCCCAAACTTTCTCTGGTTTCGGAGCGAAAAGCTTTGTTTTCAACTAGATATCCCTTTTGACCTTCATCACTCTTGAATTGCGAATCGTGACGTTCGAGCCGAGTATAGTAATATCTGCCTTTCTGTCGTTGATCAACAAAAATGACCGATGTCATGTTCCCGGAGCCGTCGAAGTTCAGCGGATAGAAATGGTCAGCATGAACGATATCGATTGATATATTTTCGCCATTCACATAAGGCTTGAAAATCAATCCGCCTTTTGCACAACCGTATTCGATTGATTCTCTCATTTTATCCATCAGCGGTTCAAACTGCTCGATTAGAAATTTCGCTCGTTTTGTTTTGCCAAGCTCCACGGTCATTTCAATCGTCGAGGTTCGAGAAATCTCCGAAGCGATGGCGGCTCCCAGATTCATTGAGTGAATGATATCTGGCTTCAACCAAGCCGCTTTATTTTCATAGATAAGAGTCCAGATCGTGAGGGCGTTTATCATTTCGGAGCTCAAAGATACATCCACGCCCATCGCCTGTTTTATGTTTTTCTGATCAATCATCAAAATCCTCCTGAACCAGCCCAATATCTTTTCGAACATGGTTATCCTTTACAATAATCTTTCCCATGAAGAAATACGAACCAATTTGTCAGGTGCCAATAATTCTTATTGGTCAATTTTACTTTTCCTGCAAACCAATCAATTAGAATACATTTCCAGCAATTCACAATTATTGACCTCTTCGTTTCCAGATTTTATTTGTGCCGTATCGTGTAGCATCAATTCCGTGATTGTCTTTGTCTGGATACTCTGAAATATAATTTCCCTCTTTGTCCGTTTCGTGTTCGTAATTCAAATATTCCTCTGCGGTAAAAGGGCATCGTTCTGGGTCAATTACGATAGATCGCAAGCTTTGAAGCCACTTCATGGAATAACGAACTGATTCAGGTCCTTTTTCTGCCCCTCTTGCCGCCGCTCCGTATTTTCGGAAATCGGCTACGGACTTTGGCTCAGCCGAATCACAAATCAGGACGTCAGAGTTTTTCAAGCCGTATTTGATCAGCTCGTTATAAAGTTTTTTGTTTCCGTGTTTCCATTTTCGAACCTCTCCAAAAATGTAAAGAGTCATTCGAGCGGCGTCATAGTGCATCTTGGCGTAATGAGCCGGATCTGGGAAATATCCCCAGTCCAATCCGTGTTTTATTTGATCGAACTCCTCAAGATCTTTATCTGTGATTTCCCGGAGTTCGAGATTATCAAAGACCAGCCCACCGGTTCCGGTGATTTCCCCAAGATATTCGTGTTCGTAAGCTGAAAGGTTGATTTCTTTTAGATGCTTTGCTTCGTCAAGAAAGACCTTTCCCAGCCAGTTCTCCGGAACGTCCAGATAATTTGAGGTGTGAATGTAGCGATTCTTTTTTGGAAGCTCAACCTCTTTATTTACCCAGTTGTTCTGAGATCTTGGGGGGTTGTATGACTTTATTATAAACGCTTTATCGCCGCCACGAATGGCACTTTGCACAACTGACCGAACTGCGGCGGCTCCTTTGAATTGATCAAGCTCCTCGAACCAGAGAACTCCAATATAACCGAACTTCGGCTTGATCGATTTTATTTTTAGAGGGTCGTCCGCTCCTCGAAAATAAATCTTCTGATTCGTGGGAGCGTAGGTGATTTCAAGCGGGCTCAATGTGGAATGAAAATACTCGGATAATCCTAAGTATTCGATTGCCCATTCAATCTGACTGAACACCGAATCTCGGAGTGTGTTTTGAACCTGCCGGCAAGCCAGAGCGTGAACCTGTGGGTTGTTGATTAGATGCTCAATGATAACTAATGAGGCGAAGGATGATTTCGTCGAGCCACGACCACCCTTGAGAACATATTCTGTAAAGCGATCTTCTTGAATATATCGATATGGTAAAAAAAACTTCCCAGCAATCGCCGAAGCTGGAAGCTGAATATGAAGCGGCTTCAATTCGGATGTGTCAAGAAAATCATTTTCAGTCCACCCACGGTGTTTTCCCTTGGTCTTCAAATAGAAGATTTGAGCGGTGACGTTTCCGTGCTCGGCATTATTCATCAAGTAATTTTCAACATCGTCCAGACCAATGCTGTTAGCCATTTCATAGGCTATTCGAACCTCTTTATGTTTATTGATGTAATTGTGAACCGTCATTCGAGAGCATCCCAGCCACCGAGCGGCCGCTGATAGATTCCCCCTTGCTCTGATAATTCCCCTGATAACCGTGTCGGGCTCGAATTTATTATTCGGCTTCGTTATAAGAACCCGATTATCAAGTATTTTATCGAGTGTTTCTTGAACTTCCGGAAATTCGTCGCACATTCTGTTTATCAAAGCCGGGGTAGTCTTCAAATATCTTGCGGCTCCGGCCTTATTCCCGTCTTCTTTGTCCAAAGCTCGAATAATCTGCCTCGGCGTGAATTTCTTGCTGGCCATTTCAGTCCTTATGCTTTTTAGAAGGTAGCTCTTCCGGTCTGAATTTTCTCTCTTTTTTTTAATGTGTAAAAAGTGTACAGTCAGATTGCATTATACACGATAACAAAAAACCACTCTTCGAAAAGAGTGGCTTTTGGACTCAACGACCAACCATCGCCGAGTCTGATAGCAAGCTGGAAAAGGGCCCAACCCAACCAGCTTAGGGGTTATTATACACTACTCAAAAAAGATTGCTTTGAAAATATTTTCTCTCGATTCTTTATTTCGTATTCCTCCTCCCGTATCATAGTGTACACGGCTTCAACGAGAGTAGGAAAGTCCAATTGAATCAATCCATGCTTGGTAAACATGCCGACATCTTCTGAACCGAGCATCTTTATCAGACGAATTTTTTCTCCTTCCCTGTATTCACGACTTACATCAATTATGAGCGGAGTCGGCATTGATTTTCTCCCTCTGTTTCCATGCGGTGCAAATCGGCTGACCGTCTTTATCATAAACCCATTCTTTCGGATAACCAGATTCGTCCACGTCAAAGCTCATTGAAAGAAGTATGATTTTGCAACCGCCTTCCCCTATATCGTTCAAATTATCCTCTGTGCATTGATCACAAAATCGACCCATAAATAACGCTCCCTCTGTTCCATTGCTCGGGCGATAAGGTTTTCCCACACTGGACTTCTTTATCCGTTCAGCGTGATCTTCTGTGAATAGTTCCTTGCCTTTCATAATTTCTCCACTTGCTTACAATAAATCGAGTTGATTTTCCGGTATTATTATTTCTTTTTTCAGGGTGTATTCCTCAAAAGAAAATCCTCGAAATAATTTTGTGTTTGACCAATATCTGATAAATTTATTGAGCAGTTGATTTGACCATCCTGATTCAACGTATGAGTTTTTCTTTAGGCAATCAATCGGCTGATATCTCATTGGGTTTGGTAGCACTCCTGACTTTTCAATTTTTGACAATCTATATAGAGCGTCTTCTGGGCTGTCTTTATATCCAATCAATACGTAAGTTCTCACCTGGTTTTGATTTATTCCCGCATTGATTAGTTTTTCAAAAGCGGAAAAATATTCTTGCTCCAACTTTGTGTTATCCCACGCCAGCCTTATAATTGTGTCTTTGGGAAGTTTCGACAAACGAGAAGCGTGATGATCTGTCAATAATCTGGTATCTAATCCCTGATTGAAATCAATCTTTGTAATATTATTGACCAATAGTTTATCAATCACTCTATCGAAATGAGCCGTCGTTGTTGCCAATAAATTATTATCACAGATAATTGGTTTTGCTTCCCAATCTTCTAATTCTATGAGTTTGCCTTCCATCTTCGGCACTATGCAAAAAGAACATTTTCGAATACAGCCCCGACTTGTAAAAACGGCTTCTGAGTTGTGCTTTTTTAGAGCATCAACGAAGCCGTCTGTATAAAATTCAGAAAATAATTCGGGATATTGTTGAACGACCTGACCTCCACATCTGACCTGGTATCCCTGCTCACGGTAATAAACACATCTCATAAATACTTTTTGTTTATTCCATGAAAAAACCCCGGACACGAAGGCCGTGTTTCCTTCTGTCCATTCCGCTATTCCTCCCGACCAGTTTGATTGAATGTAGCTCATACGAGTTTTATTCCTTGCCTTCTTTCAAGATCTTCTCTCTGCCGATTTCGAATTGATCGCTTCTTAGTATTTTGTTTTCGAGAGCTCGAATATGAGCGTTGATTTGTCTCATACTTCTTTTATGCGATTTGTTCAGTCGCTTTTTCTCCAACTGTAATTGACGAATTCTCGTTTCAGTGGTAGTCATTCCAGCAATATATCTCACTGAAACAGGAAGATCATTATAGTATCGAGAAAATTTTTTGATGATTTCTTTTATTCGCTTTTGTCGCCGATTCATTTCGTCTTGCCTTCTCTATTGAGCGATCAATATCCCCAGAATAACGAACTTCACAATCCACCAAATCAATAAAACCAACCCGAACATTCCGGCTATTCCGGTTATTGTTTTAGATGAATCGTTGGAGTGATAGTTTGCTACAAAAGCAATCACTACGAAACCAACAAGATAAATAAACCCAAATAAATTTTCACTCATCGTTATCTCCTTTGATGTCAGATTTGACTTCGGTGTCTTTTTGTTTTTCTTCTCCCAATCCAGAAATCGATTCTCCTACGGTTTCCATTAGCATTTCAACCAAGGTGATATTCACTTCTGCCTCGTTCATCTTTTCAAGCAGTTCGAGCCATTCGCCAGATTCCATTGTAATTTCAGCCGTGACAAATGTTCGATGCCTATAAGGGAATCTTGATATTATCTTCATTTTCTACCATCCCTTTTTGTGTGATTTTATTAGTTCTCGAAGAGTCACGAGGCGACTGCAAAATTCGAGCTCGGTCAGAATAGTTTCCCGAGCGTTGCCTTTTCCTATTGAATGAGTCAGGTGAGCGTCACCCGTGGCCATTAGAGCTTTTCGAAAATCGATGTTTCTGCTCACTGCAAGATAAATTTCATTCAAGAATTGCTGATACTTTTCTCCGTGACGATCAAACGAATATCTCTGCCAATGTAGTGTTTGATCTTTCTTCCAATTCTTATCTCTGCCTGCTCTTTTTGCTTCATATCCAACCAGCTGGCAAATCTGAATTTGAGTCGCCGCATTATCGAACTTGAGAGATTGCAATAAACCTTCCATGCTCTGGCAGGGAATTCGATCATAAATGAATTCGTGACGTGCGAAATTTGAAAGCTCGGAACCCGGCCAGAGTGAATTCGAACCGATGTCGATTATATTTTTCTTCATTATTTTTTCCCTTTTATCGAATCAGTGACCCAGCATATAGAACACAATCAAGAATCCCACAAGGCCAGAGATCACGAAAAAAGCAAGGCATCCTATAAACTGACTCAGGCAATTATGCCGAATATTTACCTCTCGTTTTTCATCCATGCGTTTTCTCCTTTACTTAGTCCGAGAACAAAGATTTGAAGTGTACTTCGCCAGAGGGTAGAATCAACACTGGCACCTTTATCGCCACTTCTACATCTCGAGGATCTTCGTGTTTTAGTTTTGCCTTGAGAATTCCCGTTGCTTCTTTTTCCGAATCTGCGGTATCTTCTACCGTTCCGTCTACTATTATGAAATATCTCATTGTTTTCTCCTTTTTCCACGGCATTTGTTCAACCGTGAAGTGAGTTTTATGAATCTTTTTCATTAGATCTCGCCGACGATATCTGCCTTATAGAACCGCCATTGTATCCACGTCGTTATAAATATCCAGCTCCATCAATTTGATTTGTTCATCGGACGTATCGTATTCGTGAAGCTTGACGGTGATTTTTGTTATCACAATTCCGGTTACCTTTGTGAACGCATCCAAAGATTCTTTGATTCCCAGCTCAAGATCACCCTTCAATTCCCGGGCGTCTTCTATTGTCATTTTTGCCTTCGCCATTTGAAACTCCTTTCTAGTTGCTTGGTTCACGCTCTGAACAGGTCAGAGGTGATTGAATCGTCAATTTATGAGTGATTGTATAGCCGCGGGCTATTTCTTCTTTAGGCTTTCTCCTGAACGACCACGATCATTTTATAGAGCAATTCTTTGATTTCCTCTTTCTCCTCGGTTCTGAGATAAATTAGCATTTTGTTTTTGAAAAGGTGTATTGATTGAATTCGTCGTGGCTCTGGATAAAGCCCGTCTTTCATCACAGCCCAATGACAAAATTGATCATCGATCTTGAGATCTTCGGCTTTCTTTTGAACGTAAACTTTTTTTCGTGCCATTACAGGGCTCCTTTTTTATTTCAATACAATTTTACTCACGGTCGCTCTTACTTCAATTTTCAATTTCGAACCCATGATAACTGTATACTCTTCCGGAGTGTTGGACTTTTTGACAATCATTCGCTCCTCAATAAATTTTGTGGCTTCTGCTCCCGTCATAGGCCCGGCCAGTCCAACGTCACCATCATCATAATATCCATCGTTATAAAATACCCAAAAATCCATTTCGAGCTCCTTTTATTCGTCTTCAAACAGCCTGGTGAGTCGTTCCCTCAAAAGCTCTTCGGCTTCGGCCTCGTCGTCAAGAGCCTCTTGATTAGCATCATGGCTCCAATATGGCTCCAGACCTTCATTTATAATCTGATTGGCTCCGTCGTCACTCAGAGCAACCCATTGAAATTCTCCTGGTCTGTCTGGATTTTCTATCACGTTGAATTCGTCAATCTGAGAACGATTCAAGCCGCAATCGACAAAAGTAAAATCTGCGTAACACCATTTTCTCACATCTCTTTCAACCGCCCATTTTATTCGCTCTCCACCCAGATCAAGATCGCCAAAATATAAAATTATTATTTCTTTGTCGTGATGTTTGTCAGC